CCAAGTATATATGGAGGAAATAGTGTTTTTTATGACCTGTAATTGTATAAATACTAATTAAATATAGGAGTAATAAGATGACAACAGCATCATTATCAAAAATGACAGTACCTTTGGCTAGTGACCAATCTAGTTCTAGCCAAGGATTATTAATGCCAAAACTAAAATATCGCTTTAGGGTGATATTTGAAAACTTTGGTGTAGGAACTCCACGCACAGAATTGACTAAGCAAGTTATTGATTTCACACGGCCGAGTGTTTCATTTGATCCAATTGATATTGAGATTTATAATTCACGGGTGAAGTTAGCAGGCAAACATACATGGGATGATCTTACTGTTAATCTTCGTGATGATGCATCTGGTGCAGTTTCTAAATTAGCAGGTGAACAATTGCAGAAGCAATTAGACTTTATGGAACAAGCTAGTGCAGCGAGTGGCATTGATTATAAATTCAATACTAGATGTGAGATCTTGGATGGTGGAAATGGAGCACACGAACCAACAGTTTTAGAAACTTGGGAAATTTATGGATGTTATCTATCCAATGTAAACTATGGTGATTTGAACTATGGTGCAAGTGAACCAGTAACTATTGCAATGACTATGCGATTTGACAATGCAGTACAGACCCCGATTGGAAATGGAGTTGGTGCGGATGTTGGCAGAACGTTGGGTGATATTGTAACAGGTTAATATGGGTTTATTAGACAAAGTTGGTGATTTTGCTGGTGATAAAATCAGCGGAATCGCTAACAACTTCGGTAGCCAATTAGGTGACCAATTCAGCGGATTTGCTGGTGGGGTTGCACAAGGCTTTTTTGGTGCGGATGATTTAAAAGATTACAAGCATGCATCTAAAACATTCGTTTCGGATGGGTATGCGTTAGCACCGAATAACAAATTTCTTTTTCATGTTTACTTTAATTTAAACACTGCCGGAATTCCTGGATTATCAAAGATAATGGGAAGTCCAGTTGAAAAAGCAACATTGGGTATGTTAGTTAAAACAATAACATTGCCGTCATTTGATATAGAAGTAGATGAAGTAAATCAATATAATCGTAAACGATACATCCAGAAGAAAATAGAATATAAACCAGTGCAGGTTACAATGCATGATGATGGGAGTGATAAGATTAGATCAATGTGGTATAACTACTACAATTATTACTATCATGATTCTGGCAGTAGATATGAACCTGGTTCGGGTGGACAAGCATATACAGCACGTGATATGTATGATAATCATCAAGTCGAGACTGATTGGGGTTATAATGGACAAGGTCCAAATAATGCGATAGGTGGAGGGGATGTTAAACCTCATTTTTTCCAAGATATAACGATATATGGTTTTAACAGGGGCAACTTTGTTCAATATACATTGGTAAATCCGTCTATAACATCGTGGGAGCATGATACCTATGATTATTCTGCTGGCGGTGAAGTTATGCAACATACAATGAGTATGGTGTATGAAACGGTGAAATATAGTCGTGGTAAGATTGGCGAAGGTGTTATGGGTTACCAAGACCCAGCGATGTATGATACCTCTCCTAGTAAATTATCTAAACCTGGGTCAACTGCTAGTTTATTTGGACAAGGGGGATTGGCAGATGCAGGATCTGGAATATATGAAGATTTAGCAAATGGTAATATATTGGGTGCTATTCAAAAAAGTGGCAGTGTATATGAAACATTTAAGAATGCTAATCTAAGTGAGGTAATAAGCACTGATTTAGTTAATGAAGGCATCACCCAAGGGTTAAGTATGCTAAAAGGACCAGGTATTAGCAATGCGGCTAGTAACTTCTCTTTTGGTGGATCAATGCCTGATGTGTTGAAGAGTGCTAAATTACCTGTGACCCCACAAACCCCCCAATTGAAGAATTTCTTTGGTTCTAGTGAGATGAAGGATTATAAACTTGGTGGAATGAGTATGGCTAGCGTACAAGGCAATCTTCCATCCAAATGGCCGAGCATGGATGGAGATTTAACTCAATCATTGGGTAATATGAATGTTGGTGGAGATCAGGCATGGACTAACGCAGATGGTTCTAAAATGACTGATGCAGAAATTAAGGCAAGTCAATCACAGTATTATTAAATTATGGCAACTATTAATATTCCTTCGTTCCAAGACAAAAATGTATTGATCTACAATGATTTTTTAAAGCAGGCTAATGCTGATGTTTTTGATGATGAATTTATGTATGACATAGATTATAATCCAGTACAAGCATCAACCCCATATCAGGTAGATGATTCCCAAACAGACAACTCCCCAAAATCTGGTCCAACAGGCACAGGTGCAAATGAATATGATATTATAAATTCATTCTTTAAGCAGAAGATGAATGATGATACCATTGCTGATGTTTATACTATGTACCTATTTAAAATATCAAAGTATTCGCAAACACCAGTTATGTCTATAGTTGATACTATGAAAGATCAAGATAAGTTATCAATTACAGGTATAATGGCTTATTTTTTGAATAAGCTAAGGTCAAAACATGTGTTATTTGGGGTTCATAATATAATTACACCAAATCATTATACAGCTAGAAATATCGTAATCTAATGGGTAGGTTTTCCCAAGGGGATTACACAGTAAAAAATACTAAAAAATATGTTGGTAAAGGAGTACCAAAGTACAGATCATCGTGGGAATTGGATATGTTCAGATTTTGTGATACTAATCCGCATATTTTAGAATGGGCAAGTGAACCTATAAGAATTCCATATTTTAATCCGTTCAAGGGCAAAAAAACAACATATGTTCCAGATTTGCTTATCAAGTACAAGAACAAACAAAACATTATCGTAGTGGAACTGATTGAAATAAAACCAAAGAAGCAGAGTATGATCACTGAGAAATCCAATAGCAAGGATCGGATGATAGTTCAATTGAATCATGCCAAATGGGAACAGGCGGTGAAATGGTGTGCATTGCATAGCATCACATTCCGTGTGGTAACAGAAGATCAGCTTTACCATAACGGTAGGAAAAGTTACTAAATATCAGTATGAAAAAATTAGAAGAATTATTTAATTTGCCAACTGATGTTTTGTTGGATGAGGTAGTTCCTGAATCGGAGAAGGTAAGTGAGATAATGTCGGTGGATATATTATCTAGCATAGATAAAATTGAATCAGCATTGCCTATGGTTCGTGGGTTAGAATCAAGCGATTCAGAAATGGACGCACTTGCCACCCTTGCTACAGAAAGTTATAAAGACTTGATGGACTTGGGAATGAATGTGGAAGCAAGATGGTCTAGTGAAATATTTAATTCTGCTGGTTCTATGCTAGGGCATGCTATTACTGCAAGAACTGCTAAAATAAACAAAAAATTAAAAATGATTGATTTGCAACTTAAAAAAGCAAAATTGGATCAAACAGGTGTGGATCAATTCCCGACAGAAGAAGGCACTATATTAGACAGGAATGAATTGTTGGAACGATTGATTAACGGCAAAGGGGATGCTAGTTAATGAATTTATACAAGTATCACAATGACAAGGAATCATTACTATATGACGAAGGCAGTGTTATGGCAGGGATGCTAGATAGCATGATTGCAGAATACAAGGCTCAATCAGAATTAGCAATGCAACATAATTATTTCTCCGATTACGATGCGGAAAGAGATTACGATATTGAAGAGTGGCTATTAAATGGGGATAACTCCACCCAAAAGGATTTGTATATGGATGATTATGCACTTATTACTGGGGTAGAACAAGCAACATCAGATAACGGTGGAGGAATTGTGTTGGTTAATTCATATGGTGACTATGGTGACGCATACGATGAAGATTGGTAAACAAAGTATTAAACTAATGCTAAATATAATATAAGCATTAAACAGACAGGATTTATAAAAAATGAAATCATTAAATGAATATTTAATAGAATCGAAACAAGATTATAGTTATAGAATAAAAATCGCTGGTGATTTATCAGACGAAACAGTAGATCAACTGGAGAAAGCATTTGCGGCATTTGATTTGGTTAACCTAACTGGACCAAAAAAGACACCAGTTACTAAAAAACCATTGGGGTTCAACGGTTTAGAGAACGAAACAGTTAATATATTAGATGCAACATTTAGTTATCCAGCTTCCACCGAACAATTTGTAGAAATTGCAAAACAATGCGGTGTGGCAGCGAATAGAATTATTGTTCTTAACAAAGCATTCGATGATAGTATGAATGATGAAGAATCCAATAAAGAAAAATCAGACAACGATGGTTTGCTAGGCAGAGATTTGCCGAATGATTCAGCAGAACACAAAAAAGCTAATAAAGACTATGGTGATTCTTATCAAGCTGATGCGATACAAAATCGTGCCAAAAATGAATATACAGTAGCTGGTGGCAAGACTCCTAGGGCAAAGACCACTAATGACCTACCGCAAGGAACTAAAAGTCCATTTACACAGGACAATAGAGAAAAGGTATAATGCAACTTTTTGAAACACCAACGGTAACAAGTGATATAAATGGACATCATGTAAAAGATCAGGATGGGAAGACTATACAATCATTTCCGCGTAGTCCAGAAGGATTAAAAGCATCAAA